ATGAAGAAAACTCATCCAGATACAATGGTAGTCAGGGATTTAAACTTCTTTGATGCCAAGCTCAAGAGGTCGTTGGGTTCAAAAGGAAAGCTTGCAGAGGTAACAAATTTAAGCTATTCAAGTGTAACTCACATGAACACTGTGGGAGTTAGCTATGGTGTTGCAACACGAGTAGCAGAAGCACTTAACGCAAATATTGATGAACTATTTGTAACAAAAAAAGCCTGATCGGGCGCAACCGACAGGCAATGGAAGAAAAGTATGGAAGCTATTAACACTGTATACAAGTCATATTCTAAAGAGTTAGTAGCTCCTTGTCAATAAATGAGGAGATTATTATGGGGTATTATAAGAACAAAGAATTGTTAATGGATTGGCAAAATAACATTGATAAGGTTGCTGAACTAACCAAGCACAGCACCACTCGAACAGCCAAGAAGACGCGACTTTCTGAGTTGCTTAACACAGTTAGCACAGGCAAAATTTTGGGGGCTAAAGAGAGAAAGGAATTAAACGGGAAGAAAGTTATTTTAACCAGCAATTCTAAAGCTAATCCGGTGCCAGCATTTTTAGAATGCCTAGGATCACCAAACGCAGCACCAGCATTCCTTAAACAATTTTATCCAGAAATGCTTCAAAGGGTAGATTATCAACAAGCTTGCAAGATTACAACATCGAACATTTTACAGATGCCATCAGGACGAGGTTCAGGTGCTTCACACGCGGTTAAGAATTTATTTGTACCAGCGAATCGGTATGACCCTTGGCGGGATGACAAGAAGCTAATGGCTGACGTATGGCAAGCAGTTAACCTAATTGCCGTCAATCAAGTCACAGGTCACCAGTTGTCTAAAGAACCAGGCAGAGGTATCTATGTCACCAAGGGTTTGATAATGGACATGTTGGAACACCCAGAAAAAGCCACCACAACAAAGATTGCTAATGCACTTGTGTTAATGCGAGTTGCAGGGGCTATTCACTTAGCACAGCCTGATGAGCTTACTGATTCAGGGAAGAAGCTAATGGAGTTTAACAATGGTAGTAAATTAGTCAAGTCGCACCACGTGTACATACTGGGTGATTTCAATAATTCCAACTGGAACCTAGTTAGTGATAACTTTAATCTCAACCTGAATACCCCAATCAGCAAAGAAATGCTTATCCAGTTGTTTGAGGAACAGGTGGCACGCAACTACTTTCCAGATTTATCAGGTGGAGTTGGGAAACGAGAAATAAATTTTTTCATGGGTATAAAAGCTGAGAAAGGGTATACCAATGAGGTCATCATTTCAGCAAAAGCAGCTGCTGATTCTATTGTTAGCTTAACAGGCGTCAAGGACAGGACAGCAAGACAGTACACTGACCAAGTTTGCAATGTCCGTCCAATCGAAATGGCGAAGTTAACAAAATGTGAGGCCAAAAGACTTGGCTATGTGCTTGGCGGTTACAAGGATACTAAACCGGCTGAAAAGTTGCTTGTTTCGACAACTAAGGAAGCTCTGCAGATGTGCTTGGAAAAGGTAGCTGGCAAAAATGACAAGCTTAAAAAAGAGCTTAAGAATAGGATGCATAGGTAGACGAATGGATTACTTAAGACAGCCCGTGAATAACTAGGGTATACCAATTACTACATCAAATGATAAAGTCAAGGCTATCAAAAAGGTCTCATGTGAGGCCTCTTTTTATACAGTGTAATAAGCTCAAATGTTACATTTGTGTTACAAATGCCTATAATTAATTATGAAGCGCTTACAAACACTTTCAAGTACTACATTAATAGGTGTAAAGAAATAATAGGGGGCAATTTTAACAGACACAGATTAATCGAGTGATGCAAAACCGACAGGAATAATAGCAAAACGTGGTATAATTAAAGTATAGAACAAATATGAAAGTAGGAATAATAACGATGACAAGCACGGTAAATAAGGAATCAAACCTAGAATTTTTTATCAAAGCAACTTTAAAAGCACACATTTCAGCATGTGATAATGAGGAGGAATTAAAACAGTGCCCGAAACCCTTTTCACGTTATAAGATTAGTAGAAATGGCGTTGTTATTGGTCCTAGGTCCAATCGGCCTATCAAGCAATACATAAACAGTTGTGGCTATGTCATTCTCGGCGTGACAAAGGATGGCTCAAACAGACACACAACTGTGACTCTTTCACGTTTGCTGGCGTTAGCATGGATTAGCAACCCTGAGCACCTATCTGACGTTGACCACATTGACAACAATCGGCTTAATAATAATCTTTCCAACCTAAGATGGGTTAGCCATCGAGACAATCTAGTGAAGGAGCATAGGCGGCAACTGATGAAAAGGGCTAACGGGCGGCCAGTTCGAAAAGTTTATGACGATGACACATTTGATGAGGTATATAGCTCCATCAAAGAGGCCGCTGAGGTTAATGAGTTAAGCAACACATCAGTAGCAGGCTCAGCTAATGGCACCTTACACCTTAACAAGCCTTACCATTTTATTTTTGTAAAATGAAAAATGGTTCTTACATTCCATTAATAGCATACGTCAAAAGAGAAAGAAAGTAAAGTACATATGAAAAATAAAGAAAACAACAACAAAGTTAGCATCGACATTTTTTCGACATTAGCCAATCTTGGTTGGGTATTAATCGTTTTAAGGGCTGCTGGTGTTATTAGTACCGATTGGAACGTCATTCTAAACTACTTTTTGGTGACCTTGCTCACCGTTGCAGCAACAACAGTCATCGGCATCTTGCTGGACAAAGTTGGCGACAAAGGTGGCGACAAATAGTGCTTTCAGAAGAAGTAATTAAGGAGCTTATATCAACACCAGCCTTCCTCACCAATTGCAATAAATTAGCTTACATGCTTCACATCAGCCATCAAGACGCTTCACAGGAGCTTTTATTAGAGCTGTTAGACCACAGGTTGCGTACATGGAGCAATAAGGACGTCACAATGGCCATCACAAAAGACCTACCATCACTTAAGTGGCGCATTAAATATGCTCGACTAGACCTCGTTAGGAAGGCAGTCAGAGATGTCAATAGAGAGCTTACCAAGTCCCAGATGATGGCAGGAATGGAACCACAGGCAAGCAATGAAGCTGAGACACTAGAGGCCTTAAAGAAGCTACCAGAGATATTTAAAAATGCCAACACTAGGGATTGGTGTGGCTCCATTTTAAGAGTAGGGAAACGGCAAACGATGATGAACTTTCATCAAACACCTAGACAGTTTGGTAACAAGCTAAATAAAGTTTGCAAGTATTGCCATCAGCATAGGCAACCTAAGCAACCTAATAGCAACGCAGGAGAGCTTAAATTGCTAAAAGAGTGGGATTCCATCATGGCCAACGAGACCACTGATGACAATGACATACAGGATTTTATCAACAGCCATCAGGATTACATAAATGAAGTTATTAACAGTCCACAGGTTGCCTTTCAAGGTCGCCTGATCAAGGACTTTGCACATGCAGGCAAAGACAAGTTTGTATTGGTAGATTTAATGGCAAAACGTGAACAGGAATTAGATAGGAGAACAAATCATGAATAATTACTCAGCAATTGGACACATCGCAATGGACCCCAAAAAAGGCAATGGTGTGGTTAACTCATTGTTGGCCATCAAGCGAATCTACAAGTCGTCAGATGGTGACACTGATTTTGTTCCATTAACACTTTTTCAGCACCAAGCGGAAAACTTTAACAGGTTAACAAAAAAAGGTGACAAGATTGGCATCGATGGCTCAATTAAGACCAGCAAATATGCAGACGAAAATGGTGAAGTGCACTATGGGTGGTCAGTGGTGGTTAATCATTTCTACTTGCTCAGTTCTAAGCCAAAGGATTCAGCAGGCACCTTAAGCGATTCAATGGTTAACTCAATTAGCACCAAGTTAGATGGGCTTGTTAAGGACAGCGACTTACCATTTTGAGAAAGCGAAATAAGCAACAGGTTCATGAATGTGGAGAGCCATTGTGCCATGCAATAGTGCCAGTCAGTGAAAGGTACTGTGCAAAGCATAAGGCCATGCATGAGCAAATCTGGCGAGCCAAGAAGGACGACTATAGGCGGTCAAAGTTGGCAATGGCAATCAAGTCAAAGCAAGCAAAGCAATATGACATGAACAAGCGAGACCCAGTTGCAAGGGCGTTTTACCATTCATCAAGGTGGACAAAGGTACGAGACGCAGTATATGCAAGAGACATGGCGACTGACCAAGTTACAGGAGAGGTGTTAGGTGACAGAAAAGTTGTAGACCACATAATCCCGTTGAGACTATGCACAGCCAAGCAGGCTTTAGATAGTAACAATTTGTGGGTACTCAGCTATCGAACACATTATCGCAAGACCCAATTGGAACAGCTCATCAGTCAGAAACCCAATGGGGACACCAAGTTGAGACACCTAGACAGACAATGGTGGACTAAAGTTTTAAGAGAAAAGAAAGAGGACAATAACAATGAACAGTAAGCAAAATGAAGTACAAGCAAGTAATGGTAATAAGCTCAACGGATTTACAATCACGGCAATAGTGCTGGCAGCAGTTGGCTTTGTGTTGAATCCATTCGCCATTTTATCAATTATCGGCATTGTGTTTGGTGGGATAGGGATTACAAAGTCGACAAACAAAAAGGATAAGAAATGGGCAATCATTTCACTGTCGTTGGCCATCATGGAAACATTATTCTGGTTCGCGATTGTGTATAGTGCCCTTGCTGCATTATAAGCAAGTGTTGAAGGAGAAAAAGCAATGAATAACAATGATGGTTTTGAAGAGAACATTGAATACATGGCACAGGGAGAGCAACCTAGTGGCCAGATTTTAACACCTAAAGCAGTTATTGAAGCTAGTGACGACTTGAGGCCATACAGGCAGCTAATAAACAGCAAACTTCTTGAACGTGGATGTGACAACTGGCTCATAAGTATCGAATGTGCAGAATTAAATTTTGAATCCATTAATTACCTTGTTGACGAGGTAGAAGGCGCTGGTTGGTATGTGTCACTTGGGGGCAAAACTTTAAGCATACGCTAAGGTCATGGACAAAGGAGTAAATAACATGAATGGCAAATTATTTTACTTGTCTGATGAGAATGAGTACATATTTATCACACCAATGGCTTTAACACCTGAAATAAAGGATGAATTGCAAGAAGACATGTCAAACAGGCTAGGCACACCAGTAGCTGTTATAAGCCACTGTGATAGCTTTGAATACATTCCACCCAGAGTTAAGACGCCAAAGGATGAACATTATGGAAATACTTTTTGGGAGGACATAGGTTGACAGATAGATACTTTGAAACAGAGGATGGCCAGAAGACAATTGCTAAGCTTTTACATGGTGACGATTTAGCAAGCACAAGTGAATATCTAATGCACATATTGTTTGACAAAGACAAACGTGAGCAGCTATTTCGCCAGTTTTTAACCTATGAAACAGATGTTAGCTATGATTGGTTCAACCTTTACTATTCACAAGAAATGACAAGGATAAGCAAAAAGCATAAGAGTTATTATTCGCCACCAGCATTAGGTAAGTTGGCAAAGCAATTGGTTGATGTTGCAAGGACAGACGGCGATACTGAAGCCACCAAAAGAAACCTAGGGGCAACGCATTATGACATTGGTGCAGGGACTGGACAATTAACTGTTACGGCTTGGGATGCAAATAGACGAAAGCATAGTCCATTTGACTATAAGCCAAGCATGTACTTTTATGTGGCAGAAGAGTTAAAGCAGGAGGGAAAGCCATCACGTTCTTTACCCTTCCTACTGTTCAACTATTTGATTAGAGGTATGGATGGCGTGGTGATTGCAGGTGACTCATTAACCAGAAGTATTAGTCAGGTGTACTTTATCCAACAACCAGAAGACAACCACTTGGGATTCAGTAGCTTTAACGTGATGCCGAGAACACCAGACACTATGAAAGCCTTTGATGTAAGAACATGGATTGATGAACCTATAGAACACATAGAAGACAAGGACATGCCACAGTTCATTGTCAACGAGCTGATAGGTACTAAGCAACCAGAACAAGCTGGTGAAGATAAACAATTAGGCATATACAGGAAAAGGCTGGGACTCCTTAGAAACATGGCAAAAGGTAATGATGACAAAGAGTTTGATGGGAAGCTAACAGAATCTGATAAAGCTTTGGTTGACTTCTTTGACACACTTATGCCAGGGTTCGCCCAGTTTGAGGCAGAGAAAAATGAAGAGAGGATGGAGCGACACTTAGCCAACACAGAGGCAACCGGAGACAGGAGCAACCTTTAAAGCTTGAACGGTAATACATATTGCAAGGGTCAGCCAAAGGTTGGCTCTTTTTCTATGCCAAGACAAAAAGTGACGCACTTGTTACGTATATATAGTGAGGGGTACAGCAGGAGGCAAATTATGATCTTGCACAGCCATTGATTAAACCATTAGAATTTAAAATGATGAACCATAAATAATAAATAATGGTATGCAAACTATGAATAACATATTCAAAAAATAAAAAAGCTGTAATGCCCGCCCCCGTAGGCGTAGAGAGGGACCTCACATAACAAAATGGTCTTCTCTCAAAAAATGTGCAATTATAAAAATATTTTATATGGGTCACGTCATGGCCTTCAAACGTTGATATACCGGCATTTGTCATGCTTACAAAAGTACAGCAAATGAGTATGGTAACCAATAGCTTAAGTGCTACACGTGTTGATGCATAAGCTTTTACATAGAAAAGAAACGAAAGGAGGTACAGCAGACATGGGCAGAAAGATGAAAATAACACAAGATGCATCAGATAGAGCCGACCAACGCGCAAGAACTGAGGAACTAGCAAAGAAGACAAGTGGAATGGAGCCATTACAAGTTACGCCACCAAGATTTTTGCAAGGATATGCTTATACAGCTTGGCGAGAGCTTGTACCTCTGTTAAACGCAGCAGGATTATGCAAACAAGTTGACAAGCCACTGGTAATAGCCTTATGCCAACAGATTCAATTATCAAGACAGGCCTATGAGGATATAAATGAGAATGGCTTAAGCACGGGAAGTAGAAAGAACCCTGCAGCTGCTATTTTGAATGATGCAACCACCAAGATTAAGTCATTAAGTGATGCTTTGGGTCTCAGTCCACAAGCGCGTGCTTCAATTGTCTTGGAGAACCAAGATGACGATGATGGCCCAACGCTTAAGCAAGCATTAAAGGCAGGTGACAAGAGTTGGTAGATTATGATCTAACATTGCCAGATTGGACTGTTGAACGAGCTTACAAACAGCAGAGAGACAATGGTGCCTATGATAAGATTGCTGACAAATATCATGACCCTATGACTGCCTATGCTTTTCAGGTGCTTGAAGGTACTACCATGGCCGGAAAAGATATTAAACTTGCTTGCTGGCGGCATTTGCAAGACTTGACACGGATTAGCAGTGATGACTTCCCTTACACATATGACCTAGGTAAGTGTCATGAAGTGCTAAACTTTGCCAGCATTTGTCCAGACGTTGATACAGGCAAACCACTTCCGCTAATGCTATGGCAGAAAGCACTGCTCTGTTCAAGTCAAGGGTGGCTGAATGAAAAGGGTGAGCGTAGATTTCATAGGGTTCAATTTTCTGTGGCACGAACAAATGGGAAGACATACATCACAAATATTCTACTTGCATATGACTACCTGATTGCATCTGATGGCATGTACAACCAAGACATGGGATATATAGCACCTGTGGTTGCACAATCAAAAAAAGGATGGCGGTACATTCAACTTACCTTTGACAGATTAGGTGAACTTACAGATGTAAAGAGAACATATAAAACCCAGCAGATAAAGACTTTGGATGATGTCGTTAGAAGTAAAAAGACGCGAAACCAGTTGCTCCGTTTGTCACATGAATCTGGTCAATTTGATAGTTACCATTTTCGGCTTGCTGTGGCTGATGAGTCTGGTGATGATGGCCGGATTGGCACCATTAAAGAAAACATTGGCAAGATTACAAGTGGGCAGGTGCAAGTATATGATCACCAGTTTTGGTCAATATCAACAGCTTACCCTGACAGCACCAGTAGCTTTTATCTGGACGAAAAATTAGCACGAGAAGCAATGCAAAAGGATTATTCACGAGAGTTAGATGATGTGTTGCTAATTAACTACAGTCAGGATAGTGAAGATGAAGTTGATGACCCATCCTCATGGACAAAATCAAACCCAATTCTTGAATTGAAGCGTGACACTATGCTTCCATCTCTGATTAGTGAGAGAGACAAGAAAAAGCTGGATGGAACATTAGATGAGTTCAAGAACAAGAACCTGAACATGTGGATCAAGGCTTCTGATAATCGCTATTTAAACATACATGACATCGAGAATGCAGTAGCTAATAAGCCACCATTCAGCATTTCCGGTCATGATGTTTATATAGGATTCGACTTAAGCAAACTTGCAGACGACACAGCAGTTGCTTTCATTTATCCATATCAGTTGGCTGGAGAGACACACTATTATATCCAACAGCATAGTTGGGTACCCTTATCTCACACAGGTGGAAGTATTGCCGAAAAAGAAAAGCAAGATGGAATTAATTATCGTCAAGCTGAGCAATTGGGTTTTGCCACTATTGCAAAAGGACGCTTTGGCTACATAGATGAAGACAGTGTTACCACATGGATTATGAGCTATATAGAAGAGAATGGCTTAAATGTTAAGTTCTTTGTATTTGACCGGTGGGGAACTAGCGATGTTTTGGATAAGTTAAGCCAAGAAGAACCGTTTCCACTGATGCCTTTAAAGCAGACGTCAGATAAGTTAGATAAACCAACACATGAGTTCAAGAAAGCAATTCGGGAAGGCCGAGTTCATTATGACGATGACCCAATTTTAAAGTATGCACTAACCAACGCGGTTATAGTTGGCTCAAGCGCTGGTATAAAGGTAGATAAGGATCGTGCAACTTCAAAAATTGATGCTGTTGATGCAGTTATTGATGCATTTAGCCGTGCCTATTATACCTTTTCAGACTTCGACCCAGATGCAGATAATGATAAGAACCGTTCCCCATTGTCTGGTATGAGTGATGAAGAACGCCATAAATTCTTGATGGAGGTAGGCTTTTAAAAGTCTACATATTTTTTTGCATTTGGAGGTCAATATTGGTCAAAAATGGCGCATCAAGTACGTATATATAGTGAGAGGTAAAAAAAACAATGAAAGACAAAAAGAATCTGAGGGAGGTGCGAGTGTGAGCAAATTGATAATGCTTAAGGAACTGTTGCCAACAGTGTTATTTGTATCCGGCTTAATTGCTATTGTCACGAGTGCCTATCTTTTTAATAGCATCATAGGAACGTTGGTGTTAGGCAGTGTATTGCTCGTTTGCGGTTGGCTACTCACGCCTACATCTAAGGCAGGTGGTAGTAGATGAGCATATGGAATCCGTATGAACGAATGCAGAAAAGAAGTATGACGATACCATCAACTAACCTGTCAAGTTACATCATAAGTGGTGGACAAGTATTGCCCAATCATTTAGTTGATGCCAGCACAGCCTTAAATAATTCTGATTTATATGCTGTTACCAACCTTCTAAGCAGTGATATTGCATCAGCAAGCTTTGAAGTTGCTGCACCCTTTGACAAGGTGATAAATAACCCGAACAACCTTATTTCTCCGTTTAACTTTTGGCAATCAGCTGTAGTTCAGATGTTGCTTACGGGAAATGCCTATATCGCCATTAAAAGAGATAGCAACAACGTTCCTGTTAGGCTAGAGATGGCACCGGCGGCACAGGTAGTAGTCACTTTGGCAGACAGCAGTGCAGATATTAGCTATGCGGTTAACTGGGGAGACGAGAGAGGCACTATCAATTATCCGAGTGCAAACATGCTTCACTTTCGGTTGATGGCTAGTGGTAGCAATGGTCAGCAATACATTGGTATTAGTCCACTAGAATCAATAGCAAGCCAAGTCAACATTCAAGATTATGCCAACAAGTTGACACTATCGACTATTAAGAATGCTATTAATCCAAGCACCGTCATTAAAGTTGCTGAGGGCGCACTAAGTCCAGAAGAAAAAGAAGCAACACGAAAAGCTTTTGAAAATGCCAACACGGGTGACAATGCTGGACGGCCTATGGTGCTTGACCAGCTTTATGACGTACAAAATTTAGCAATTAATGCTGACGTAAGCAAGTTTCTGACAAGTAATGACTGGTCAAAGACACAGATTGGTAAGGTTTTTGGCGTTCCCGATAGCTATCTAAATGGTCAAGGTGATCAACAAAGTTCATTAGATATGACTAAATCGCTTTATAGCAACACCTTGCGGCGCTATGTAAAGCCAATAGAAAGCGAAATGGGTGCCAAATTTGGCGTACCTGTCAATATTGATGAATCTAGCGCTGTGGATGCTGATAATGATCTACTTATTAGCCAGATTCAGAAGTTGCTAAGTGGCACAACACCAGCCATTACGTCTGTACAAGCACAACAAATGCTAGCGAAAAGGGGTGTGATTTAGTGGAAAATGAAGATATACGTACATTTAATGTTCAAATAAGGGCTGAAACAGCTATAGACAGCCAAAGTAGCAATAATCAGGTTGAAAGTAACCAAAATATGGCTATTTCCGGCATCGCAACCGTGTTTAATCAGCCATCAATTAAGGGCAATTTTACCGAATATATCGACCAAAATGCTCTAAATGGTGTGGATTTGAGCAACGTTTTGCTGCTTTACAGCCACGATTTCAGCAACATTTTGGCCCGTGCAGACGCTGGAACACTACAAACAAGCATTCAGCCTGATGGGTTACACTTAAATGCTCAACTGCCAGACACACAGCTTGGCAAAGATACTTATACCAACATACTGAATGGCAATATCAAAGGCATGAGCTTTGGATTCAACATTGCGCCTGATGGAGATAGCTGGTCAGTCAACTCACAAGGCAAAACGATCCACACAATTCACAAAATTGGCCAAGTGTTTGAACTGTCGCTGACTCCTATCCCTGCCTATACCGAAACAAGTGTGCAAGTGCAAAGGGATTTGGCTCAATTTTTATCAAGTAAGAAAGAAGTTGTGAAAATGGCAGAAAAGCCAGAGGAAAAAGAAGAACAATCTGTTGATGACCAAAAGCGGTCAATTGAACAATTACAACAGCAGTTATCAGATTTAAAAGCACAAGTAAAAACAAAGGTTGTTATTGACAAGCCTGAGGAAGAAAAGCGTGACGCTACACCAGATATGGCAAGCGATGAAACTACTGCTCAACCAACACCAGATATGGCAAGCGATGGCACAACCACACAGCCAACATCTGGCGATTTAGTCAGCATGATTGCTACACTTCAATCCGCTATTCAGTCACTCAGTCAGCAATTAGCAGCACAGCAAGCACCATCACAAATGGACGATGACGATCCAGATGATGACAGCGATGTTGTTCTGGATGAAAAGCAGCCTAAGCAAGAAACAGCTGAAACTGAAAAGCGTGATGGCAAACCAGATGAAGTAACTGCGGAACAAAATGTCAAGCAAGAAAATAAAAGAGATGGAGCAAAAGATATGGCTAAAAATTTAACAGCAGACAAAGTTGAAGATGAAGAAGTACGTGACTTCAAAGAGTTTTTGAAGACTGGCGAAGTTAAGAGAGATTCCGCAGGTTTTGACTCTGCAGCTGGCGAAGCAGTATTGCCTAGCCAAGTATTGGACATTATGAGTCAGCCTAAGGACCCAGCACAATTAGGCGGCTATGTAACTAAAGTTCAGGTTTCTGCACCGACTGGCAAGATTCCTGTTTTATCTAAGGCTTCTGCACAACTGGTTTCAGCAGCTGAATTGGCTGACAACCCTAAACTTGCAAATGCCTCTTTAACACAGGTCAATTATGATGTTCAGACTTTGCGTGGTTCACTGCCAATTTCCCTTGAAATGACTCAGGACTATCCAAATATCACCAGTTTACTGACTCAGTACATTAATGATGTTAAGGACCAAACTGAACAGCACAAGATTGGTGCAGTTTTGCAAACAGCTACTCCAGTTGCCGCTAAAGGTATTGATGATATTAAGGATGCATTCAACGTTGGCTTGAGCAACTACACTGACCGAATGTTTGTTGTATCTGAATCATTCTTTGCCGCAATTGATAAGCAAAAGGATGCTGAAGGTAGGTACCTGTTACAAGATTCCATCACTTCTCCATCCGGAAAGCAACTGTTCGGTGCTCCGCTGGTAGTTGTTGCTGATGATGTGCTTGGCAAGTCTGGAGACGCAAAGGCATTCATTGGGAGTGTTAAAAACTTTGTGGTTGAAACTGTTAAGGGCAACATTAACCTGTCTTGGCAACGTAACGAGAATTTTGAACAGGTACTTTTGGCAGCACTGCGGGCAGACTTTAAAGCTGCTGATACAGCTGCTGGTAAGTTCATTACCTATACTGCACCAGTTTCTACAGCATCGACCACACCTTCTGGCAAATAACTAAGTAAACTGGTCGCCTAAAAAAGTAATAGTAGCTTGATTCTAAGCGGCGGCCGAATGGAGGTGTATCAATGGCAGAAACAATAGTAGACCCAAACAAGATTGCTAGTGACTTAATGAGTGAGTTAAACCTTGATGAGTCTGAGTTGCCAACAATTATCAGTTTGGTAAACACTGCAATCAATATCATTAATAGATCAAGTGCTGCACCAGATAGTGATACCTTGACGATTCCAGCCATCAAAACGCTCACACAGGCTACATACTATGACCGTGGTTTAGCCAATGGTATGCCTAAGGGACTTCTGATGATGTTGGCACACCTACAGGCTAGTAGTGGTGGTGACAACAATGGTAAGTAGCTTTAAACCAAGTGACTTTAGTCGAACCATTGAGCTTGGCTCTCCAAAATCACACACGACTGGTGCCGGCATTAACATCACTAGCTTTGTACCAGCTTACAAACTGCATTATAAACAGCAGACACGGACACTCACACAGCAGTACACATTAATTGGCACACGTTTGGATAACTCAATCACAGTTATTGTTCGCCACGATGCAAGAAATATCGAGCAGAAACAGGCACGCCTTGATGGCATTATCTACGATATTTCAGACATTAGCCCAGATGACAGTAACGATGCTATTCGTTATGACTACTTAACCCTAGTCAAAACAACTAAGGGGGCTTAGATATGGATATGGATGATGCACTTGGCCAATGGCTTGAGCAAGTATCAAAGGCTGCACAGCTTTCTGTATCTGACCAAGAGAAGATTACCAAGGCTGGTGCTGATGTTTACGCTGAGAAGCTAGCAGAGACCACCAAAGAAAAGCACCCAGACAGCAAGGGTACTGGTGGCAAGTATGGGCATCTGAGCGAGGACATTAGTGGTAAAAAAGGCGATATTGACGGTGATCACAATGGTAGCTCAACGGTTGGATTTGGTGATAAGGCATTCATTGCAGGTTTCCTTAATGATGGCACCAAGCATATTCGCGGTGACCATTTTGTTGATAATGCTCGTGACGATGCCAAAAATGATGTATTTGCAGCCGAGCAAGAGGAATATGAAGCAATTATCGCCAAGTTGAATGGTGGTGGAGACAAATGAGCGCCGTAGATGATGCAGTAAAGCTGCTTCTCCAAGCCAAAATTGCCAACATTGATGAAGTTAAAGGCAACAACTTGCCGAAAGAACTAGTCGATAACGTGAATAAAACAGTCGTTTTGATTACTGATTCTGCTGATGACCCAACTTCATATGGTGGCAATGATTTCTGGGCATTAACTCAGGAAGTAGAAGTACAGATTTGGTACTCACAATTGCTAGAATCTGATACCGAAGCCATTGAGATAGCCATGATGAAGGCTTTTACTCATCAGCATTGGCAGGTAGCGGCCACTAGGCAACGAACATTTGACCCAGACACACAGCAACTTTTTAACACATTTTATTTTAGTAGAACAAAAAACATTGGAGGAATTTAAATGGCAAGTGTAGGTTTATATCAAATTCAATTAGCTTTAGTTGATGCACAACAAAAGTTAATTTCTGGCGCTGATACAGGACTAAGCACCGATGGTCTTTATACTGTCGATCACAAGGACTTGGGCACCAAAACTGCCAACATTACTAACTTAGCAGGCACGATTGCTAAGACCTATGGCAACAACAATGTCCAAGACGTTATGGTTGGTACTTCAGAACCAACAGTGGCTTTGGATATTAACAACTTGAATTACCAAATTAAGCAGCAAATCAAGGGTTTTGTTAGTGACAGCAAGGGCGGTTGGACCGATGAGAATGTGAAGGCTCATGTGGCCTTACTTATTACCACGCAAACTATCGACAGGGCGCACTTTGTCTATTATGGCTTTGGTGATGGCATCATGACCGAAACGGCCGCGAATATCCAAACAGATGCGGCAGCAGAACAACGCGTAGATGACACTTTAACTTACACAGCACTTTCTACTATGGCTTTTAATAATCAGCCGTACAAGATTTACAGTGATCTTGATCCTAAGTTCGACAAAGCCAATATGTACAAAGAAGTGTTTGGTGGGTATGTATTGCCGGCGGGTGCCACTACAGCTCCAGCTCCAGGTAAATAATGCTGACAGGCGCAATCTGACGCAATTTCATAGCAACAACTGATGAATGGCTCACGAACGTGCGCTATTTTTTATGCTCAAAAGTCGCTTTCTGGTGAACTTGGTGGTGTCCGATTCACCACAGCGACCTTACAAAATACAGAGGATGGTATTACAAATGAAAATTAAAGTTAACCAGCTTAGCAATCGTGTACATGAAGTAAAAGTAACAAATCGTATTCTGCGAAATACACTAAAGTACCAGCTTAGCATGGCCGAGTCAGATGATGTGGAGGATAAATCGTTTACTGAGCAACTTCATGCCAGCCTAAATGCGGTCAACAGCAATACAGATTTTATTGTCGATACGCTTAACTTAAACAAAGCAGAAAAAGAAAAGCTGGACAATTTGTCATTCGCCGAAACTGTAAAAATTGCTACTAGAGTTGCCCTTCGTGTTCAAGGACTTAGCGATGAAGATATTGACATGTCAGCAAAGAAGGCCGATGCCAGCAAAAGCAAAAGCAAAGACGAAGATAATTAGTGCTCCAGAACGAGTTTTTGAATTAAAGAATAAGCTTGAAGACTTTGATTATATGGGACAAAACGCAATGGTCAACATGCACTGGACTAGTGACCAATTCTGGGATGCAGAATATTTCGGATTTTTAACTTTGCTAAATGCAAAAAGCCCTAAGGATCGTCCAATTGATCCGGCAATTATGTGGAAGCAATACCAAGAGAAAGGGTGATTAAAGTGGTAAAACAAGTTAATGCAACAATGAGCACCAAAATTGCCCTTGATCTACTGTCGGCAAGCGAATCCGTCAAATCATTAACAGCGGTTGTTCGTTCGAGTCAAAACGCTTGGAAAGCTCAAGTGGCGGAGATGAAATCTGCTGGTGATGCAGTTGGCGCTGCTCAAGCCAAGTATGAAGGACTGGGGAAGTCTATTGAGTCACAACAGGCTAAGATTGATGCTTTAAAGTCTAAGCAAAGTGAACTCAAGGGCAACACTAGTGAAACCGCTGAGCAGTTTTTAAAGTATCAGCAACAAATTGATGGTGCCATGAAGCAGCTTGCTGGTTTGCAGTCTCAGCAAGACCGTGCTAAACAGGCCATGGAGTATCAAAAGTCTGGGTTGGCAGGGTTACAACAAGAGTACACAGCGGCTGCACGTGCCAACCAAGCTTATGTGACTCGCCTAGAGGCTGAGGGCAAACAGCAAGAAGCCAACAAGGCCAAAATGGATGGCTATAAGTCCTCCATTGGCAATCTGAATGAACAGTTGTCTAAACAGTCTGCTGAGTTGGATAAGATTGCGAGTGCTAGTGGCAAAGACTCCGATGCATGGCGTACACAGAAGACGCGTGTTGATGAAACGGCTACCAGTTTAGCAAAGGCTAAGTCTTCTATGACCGGCCTGCAAACTGAAATGGATAAGGCTAACCCATCTGTTTTCAACAGAGTTAAAGAAGCTATATCGGGAACAAACAAACAAGCCGAAAAGACACCGGGCCTGCTTCGCAAAATTGTTGAAGGCGGCCTTATCACTAATGCCATCACAAGCGGCTGGCAACGTCTAAGCTCAAGCATTACCGACACGGTAAAGTCTGGGCTAGAACTTAACGAGGCCGGAGAAAAGCTGAAAATGACGTGGGAGAACATGGGCAAGTCGGCCAACGATGTCCAGATTCTTTCCGATCAAATGTCATATTTGCGCAGTGAAACTGGTGCAACTGGTGGCGAAGTTAACAAAATGCAAACTACCGTTGATACCATGACACATGGTGTCACAAGTAAAACTCTCGTCATTAGTGCTGGTATTGCTAGCATTGCCACTGCTTCGCACAAAGGCGGAGACGGCATGGACGCTTTGTCAAAGGCGATGACACGAGTCGTTGCTTCAGGTGATTTAACCACAACCAACCTTGCCAAACTTGAAAAGCAGGCTCCTACCTTAGGTGCACAATTAGCCAAAGCTGCCGGAGTTAGTCAGGAGTCATTTGCCAAAATGGTTGCTGACGGTAAAATCAAGTCTAACGACTTCATGGACTTGGTTTATAAAGTTGGGACAACAAGCAAGAGCACATTTGACCAATTCGGAAAAACTAGTGAAGGCGCAATGGCTCAAATGTCAGGCGCTTGGATCACATTAAAGGCCAAAATGACTGCGCCACTATTTGATGTCAAGAATAGTGGTATGCAATCACTTTCAAGCATTCTAACTTCACCAGTTGTACAGCAAGCGGCTACCGATCTTGGTAAAGGCCTAGCTAATATTGCTAATCGAGCGAAAGACATTCTTGACTATGTTTCCGCACACAAAAAAGATGTTACTGGTATTGCCGGAGATATGTGGGACATTGCCAAAATTGCTGGCGAAGAAGTCTGGTCCCTGTTTAAAACCGCAATCAAAGATATTGCTGGTTGGCTAAACGTTGGTGGTACTAATGCAAAGACGATGAAAGACCCGCTAAAAGCTATCCATGATGTGCTAGATGATATTGTCAAAAACAAATCTGGTATTCAAACTACCGTCAAAGTGATTGCAGGGCTTTGGATGACAAAAAAAGCACTGGAATTTGCAGCAGGATTAGGTCATGTGTACAGCGGTCTGAAAACTTTAAGCGAAACAAGTCTGTTCACCAAAATAGCTTCTAACTTTTCACTGCTAAAAGGCTCTGGTAGTTCATTAGCCACTGCAGAAAGTGGGGTGAGCGCGGCTGCAAGCACAGTCGAAAAAGCCAGTTTAGGCAGCCGAGTTGTAGGTGGCTTAGGCAAACTAGGCGGCATTGGTGCTGGAATTGATGTTGCAGGCAGTATTGTACAAGCACTTACTTCGAATAGCTCACAGGAAAAGATTAAGGCAGCTTCAAAAGGAACAGGAACAACAATTGGCGCTGGAATAGGTGCTGCTTTAGGCTCTGTTATACCGGGTGCTGGCACTGCTGCTGGTGCTGGTATCGGTGCAGCAATTGGTGATGCATTAGGATCAACTAAGACTGTGCAGGGATGGGCCAAGTCAATTAAGAAGTCCATGGATGATGCTAGCAAGGGCGTCACAGTTAAGGCTCCTAAACTTAGCTCTGATACCAAGGCCTTGGGAGATTCATTTTCCAAATACACCAAGGCTTTATCCAAGAAGCTGGTTGTTTCGTTCAGCACGGATCCTAAGTCCATTGCACAGGCACAAAAGTCTGTAAACGATACCTACTCAAAGATGAGCAAGAGTGTTGACAGCTACTATGCCAAGAAAGAAAAGGCTTCCGCATCTGATTTAGCAAAACTGGTTAAAGAAGGCGTCTTAACTCAGAAACAAGCCGATGAGCAACTTGCTAAGACTAAAAAATCTGATGAAGCGGCAGCTAAGTCAAAGAAATCTGCTTATGCTCAAATGGCTAAAGATGCCAATGCCTACTACACGCAAACGCAAAATATTGCTAACGGCAATACTAAAAAGCTACAGCAGATTGCACAAAAGTACGGCACTGATTCTAAGAAATATGAGAACGAAAAGAACAAGGAATTACTAGCGGCCTACAAATCCTATGCAAATAAATATGCAAAGGATCAACTTACCAACAATAGTAAAATTACAACTCTTGTTAAGAACGGTGCAGACCAGCAAGAAAAGCTGCTTAATGAATTTAACAAGAAAAAGAGCAGCATGAGTCTTGCTCAAATTGACAGCACCGCCAAAAATGCCAAGAAGGAGTATGATGCTGCAGTCAAACCTGCACAGCGGGCGCGTGATGACATTATCAAGGCTGCTGATGATCGCTATAAGAGTACCAAATCAACGGCAGATCACGAGTACAAAGACTTGGGAACTATTAGCAAGTCTCAGTATGACGATATTGTTTCAAAGGCGAAAAAGCAGCGAGATGACACTTCGGACGCCGCTAAAGACCAGTACAACAAAGTTACAAAGCATGCCACTAACCAGTACAAAGACACAGTTAGTGCGATTGACAAGCAACGATCTGAAACAACTAATCTTCAATATCAGCAAATGACTGGTGTTAGTGGTTATGCTGCAACCCAATCACAAAATGTTACTGGCCATGCACGCAATCAAGCTAACAGCTCTATGCATGCTGCTTCTAAACAAGCGGATGGCACTGGCGATATCTTCAGTGGATTAGCTGGTTGGTGGAACAAAATTGTTGGTTTCTTTGGTGGAGACAAAATGCCAGCAACCAAGCCAACTTATGGTTATTCGCAGGTTCAACAACTTGCATATGCAAATGGTGGTGCCGTTCAGAATGGCATGGCACTAGTTGGTGAAGCTGGTCCTGAGCTTCAGTATAAGCCTTATGCTGGTACGTATAAATTGTTGGGGGCTAACGGTCCCGAGCTGACGAAAGTCCAACAAGGTGACTACATCTTAAACGCACGCGATACTTCTAAGGTGTTGGCTGGAGAATTGGGACATGTTTTGCCTGGTTATGCTAATGGTTTAGGCGGCCTTGACGGCATTATTTACGGGATTAAGAAGACGGCATCAAAAGTATGGGATAAGGTAAGCTCAACAGTTGGCAATATCCTGACACAAGTTGGGAATCCATTGAAGTTTTTCACCAATTTAGCGGGGGAAATATTTAACGTTAATTCGGTTGCTGGCGCTGGTTCAATGGCTCAACACACCTCATCTGCTTTACGTGATGAAGATGTAAAAGGCGTAGCAGGCTTCTTTGACCGCATTAAAAAGTTGGAAGAAGAAATGAGTGCAGCCAATCCCGGTGGCTCAGGCGTGCAACGTTGGAAGCCATATGTTATTAAAGCTTTAAAGGCCAATGGATTCGATGCCTCAGCATATCAAGTTGCAGCTTGGATGAGGGTTATCCAGCGTGAATCCAATGGTAATCCTAAGGCCATAGACTTGTGGGATAGCAATGCTAAGGCTGGCATACCTAGCATGGGTCTTGTCCAAACCATTGGGCCAACGTTCAATGCGAATAAGTTCCCCGGCCACGGTGATGTTTATAACGGATACGATGATTTGTTGGCTGGTATTCACTACATGAAATCAATTTATGGCTCTGGAAGTTCTGCTTTTGCTCGTGTGAGCGGCCGTGAAGGTTACGCCAATGGTGGCTTGATCACACAGCCAATCCATGCGCTTGTTGGCGAAGATGGTCCAGAAACAATTCTACCGTTAACTAAAACAAGCCGTGCTTGGCAATTACTAGGTCAGGCTGTTACCAACATTAATCACAACTTGGGTAATGGTGCGGTTGCTGAAAGTGAAAGCGGCGGTACAGATGATTTAGGAAAGAAGTTGGACAATATTGCTGATCTTCTCACGAAACTTAGCTTTGTTCTGCAAGTTGGTGACGACCAGTTTTATCCAAAAGTTGCGCCAAAAGTTAAGCAGTACAACGACAGAACAGACAGGTTCAATGCTTATTGGAAAGGAGGAACCGTTTAATTGAAACAAGCAGGTATGAAAATCATATACGCTGGAGTAGATATTACCCAATGGATGTATGTGCAGATGGTAAATCGTGATGTAGGAACTAATCACGTCAACACAATGCAAAAGGTCGGCATCAGCGATGGTCAGATGTTGCAATACATGTCACGGGACGTCAAGACGATTGTGGTAACTGGAATCGTTATGAATGATGATTTGGTACCACTAAGGCGTTCATTGGCCGCTGCTATTGATGCGGACGAACCCCAGCAGCTAATCTTTGGAGATGAACCGGATAAATATTATCTTGCCATCGTAGACAGTCAGCCTACCTTCACCGAAGGCTTTCGATCAGGGACAATCTCAATCAGCTTCGTCTGTCCCGATGGTGGCATTGCGCACTCGGTAGCCACGCAGACGGCTGACAACATGCCATACAAGGACGTGCCAGTTAATCTCGTCACCGGTTCTGGTGGTACGTTCACGGGATGGAGTGGATATACTAGTATTGCAAGTTGGTTTGTGGATACAATGGCATTTGCTCCAAATGCTTCTAGCGCTGTTCTAGCTGCTCAATCATTCACTGATAATTCAAGCTCAACAGTCTATACATTTAGTTTTTTGGCAAAGGCAGATACTGCTGGCGACAAAGCACATTGCGAACTTTTTGGCTCGGTGAGTGTATCTGATTTTACGTTAACAACAAGCTGGCAAACATTCACTGCTAAGCTAACGTATACAACAGCGAGACGTATTTATGTTGGAGCTGCACAAGGAAACAAAGGTAGTATTTACATCGCTCGTCCAAAACTAGAAGTAGGCACCACAGCTTCTCCATGGTCGCCTAACCCAGCTGATCCTGAATACTATGCCGACACCATCACGGTGCCTAATGCTGGGACTTATCCATCTGAACCAGTTATCACGGCTACTATCAACGGTGATGACGGCGTGTTAACTGCTATTAATGATCAGGGCAGTGTGCTACAGTTTGGCTCTCCCGATGAGACTGATGGCTTTGTGAAGCAAAAGTCTGAACGCG